TGAGCCACAAAGACGCCGCCGAATTTGTAGGCGTATTGCTGCATAGCAGTACCGCTACGCATTTTCTGCATTTGCAGACGGCGAGCTACGCCGCCCACAAGGCACTCGGCCACTACTACCAGAACATCGTAAACTTGGCCGATAAGTACGCAGAAGCCTATCAGGGTCACTACGGCATCATCCCCCTCGCTGACTACCCCGAGGGGTTTAAGGTACAAAAGGACGCCGCCGTATACGCCAACAGCCTGCTGACGTTCGTGAAGGGCATCCGAGGCGACCTGCCGAAAGACACCGACCTACAGAACGTCATTGACGAGATCGTGGGCGAAATCGCCTCCCTTCTGTATAAGCTTGAGAGATTCCGATGAATAAAGCAGGTTTGTACGCAAATATTCTCCGAAAGCAGGAGCGTCAGGCCCGCCAACGCGCCGAAGGTCGCCCTGTAGAGCGTACTCGCAAGCCCGGTGAGCCGGGTGCGCCAACCGCCGAAGCGTTCCGACAATCGGCAAAGACGGCGAAGAAATGAGCGCGGCTTGGACACGAAAAGAGGGGCAAAACGCCAAGGGCGGGCTGAACGCCAAGGGTCGCGCCAGCTACAAGGCCGAAACAGGCGGGACGCTCAAGCCGCCGGTTAAGTCAGGCGACAATCCACGCCGAGCCTCTTTCCTCGCTCGTATGGGCAATATGCCGGGGCCGATGGCAAAGGACGGTAAGCCCACACGCCTCGCCCTCGCACTCAAGGCATGGGGAGCCTCTAGCAAGGAGGACGCCCGAGCCAAGGCCAAAGCCATTAGCAGCAGGAACAAGTAATGGCCGCTGACCGTCAACGCCTAGCCGCCGCCCTCGCCTACGAGGAAGAACGCCGACGGCGCATGATGGAATCCGTCCCGACGACGGACAACCTGCCGCCTGTCCGACCGGCTCGCAGCGACTTACGCACTAACCTTGAGAACCTGTCGTCGGGGTTAGGCCAAGGCATCGTCAACCAGTTAGAAGGCGTCAAAACACTCATCACCGATCCCGTAGGCACGGCTAGAGCCACTTACGAGGGCGTGAAGGGCATTGTGCGCGACCCGTCCGTACTTGCTGACGCATTGCGCTACACCGCCCAGAAAGCCACTAGCGGCCCGTTAGGCGCAGGCGAAGTGATCGGTGAAATGCTTGGCCCGATGCGCGGCAAACCGCCCGTCATGCAGGAAATTGACGTTTACCACGGCAGCCCGCACCGCTTTGAGGAGTTTGACGCCAGCAAGATCGGCACGGGTGAGGGCGCACAGGCGTATGGGCATGGTATTTACCTTGCCGAAAGTCCCGACGTAGCGAAAACCTATAAGGCTGCAAATGACCCAATCGCAAGAAAGGCAGAGGAATTGCTGCGGTCAACAGATGGCGATGTTGATAGGGCAATGCGGTACGCCAAAAAGAAAGTGGAAGATTTGGAAAAAAACCGAGATGTAAAGGGGTTTTTTTCGCCTGTTGCGCTTGAGCAAAACCAAGGCGCATTAAATTATTTGCAGCAAATGAAAAAGGGCAAGCCACCGCAAGTTGGCTCTATGTACACCGCCGACCTACCCGACGAAATGGTAGATCGGATGCTGGACTACGATATGCCAATCAACCAGCAAAACCCGTATGTGTTGGCTGCATTGGATCGGGCTGGAATCAACACGCAATCTACCGCGTTAGCAGGCCCAATGGCGCAAGGCCAAGAAAAGCATTTGACGCAATTTGGTATCCCCGGCATCAAGTATATGGATGAGGGCAGCCGAGGGTATGTGGTTGACTTGTTCCATAAGGGCAAGCCCTATGCAGAACATTCTGGCGTCAAACATCAAACGCTACAGTCAGCGCAAGAGCGTATTGCGGAGGCCGAAGCACAAGGTTTTGAGCCGAGGTTAGGCACTCGCGGCACCCGTAACTTCGTCGTGTTCCCCGGCGAAGAAAAGAAAGTTAAGATTCTCAAACGTGAGTGATTGTTCCACAGGCGATCCAAAGTAGACCAAAACAGATGGCAAAGGGTAAGAAAACAGGCGGTAGGCAGGCGGGTACGCCTAATAAGTCCACACAGGCCGCCAGAGAGGCCATTGCAGCGTTTGTGGACGGCAATGCAGACCGCCTCCAAGGGTGGCTAGACGAGATCGCAGAGGAGAAGGGAGCGCAGGCCGCGTTTGACGCCTTTAGCACTTTGCTGGAATACCACGTTCCTAAACTCGCCCGCCAAGAGATCACAGGTAAGGACAACGGCCCGGTCAAGGTACAGATCGGATGGATGGCTCCCGAATAATCCTGCCCTACCGCCCACGCAAGGCGTTCATGCCGTTCCATGAGCGCACTAAACGCTGGGCTTGTCTCGTCGCACACCGCCGCGCAGGCAAAACTGTCGCCGCCGTCAACGACATGATCCGCGCTGCCGCGATGTATCAGCAGCCGTACGGACTATTTGGTTACGTCGCCCCCTACCGTAGTCAGGCAAAGGCTGTGGCATGGCAATACTTTAAGGACGGCGCACACCCGATCATCCAATCGGTCAACGAGCAGGAATTGACCATCACGCTCATCAACGGTAGTCAGATACGCCTGTTCGGTGCCGATAACGCTGACGCTATGCGCGGCCTTGGATTCTCGGGGCTGTACCTTGACGAGTACGGTGACTTTAAGCCGAGCGTATTCGGGAACGTGTTGAGAGCGTCCCTGTCAGACAAGCAGGGTTGGTGCGTCTTTGGCGGTACACCAAAGGGCAAAAACCAGTTCTGGGAAATCTACGACACCGCACAACGCTTGCCGCAAGAATGGTTCCTGTTGCGCTTGCCTGCCTCCAGCAGCGGGTTACTACCGGCGTCAGAGCTAGCCGCCGCTAGAGCGCAGTTGGCCGAGGATCAGTACCTGCAGGAGTACGAGTGCAGCTTTGAGGCTGCGATCCTCGGTGCTTTTTACGGCAAGGAAATGCGCGAGGCGCAAGACCAAGGCCGCATCACCAACGTGCCGTACGACCCGAATCTGCCGACGTACACCGCATGGGACTTGGGTTATCGCGACGACACGGCTATCTGGTTCTATCAGGTCGCCCGTGGGGAACTGCGCGTCATAGACTTTTACGCCGTCTCGGGCGAGGACATCCACACGATTGCCGATGTGGTACGCAACAAGCCGTATCGCTATGCCAAGCACTACCTACCACATGACGCGAGAGCCAAGAGCCTACAGACCGGCAAGAGCATCATTGAGCAACTAGCGGCGCAATTAGACATCGCCAAACTCGCTGTTGTCCCTGACATCGGTGTGCAGTCGGGCATACAGGCCGTTCGTATGATGCTGCCGCGTGTGTGGTTTGACGCGACCAAGTGCAGCGATGGCATTGAGGCGCTGCGTCAGTACCAACGCGAATACGACGAGGACAAGAAAGCCTATCGTCAGTCACCGCGCCACGATTGGACGTCACACCCTAGTGACGCTTTCCGTATGGTTGCGGTATCATGGTCTGAAGTCGCTGACAAGCCCCCAGCGCCAGAGGTCAAACCGCTGATGGTGGGGCCAGAAAACACAGTCACGCTAAACGATATGTGGGCGGTTCACGACCGCACGACGACAAGGAGAGCAAGGATATGAGCATTGTCAGCCCGAATCGTTACCCCTACGAAACAGTTGCCGCCTCGCAGACCGCGCAGGTACTCGGTGGCACAGGTGCCGTGGGTGATTACCTCCATCGCATTGTGGTGACGGTCACGACGACCGGCACTAGCACCTTAAGCGTCATTGACGGCAGTACGACCGTCCTGACGATGGCTGCGAACACTCCGGTGGGCGTCTATAGCCTTGAGATTAACGCCGCTGCGGTTACCGGCCCGTGGAAGATCACGACCGGCGCAGGCGCGACCGTTATGGCTGTCGGATTCTTCACGGCCTAATCATGGAAGGCATACTGCAACCGGAACTGGAAAAGTACCTCCGCACCATCGCGCAGTATGACGCCGAGTTCGCTAAATGGACGGCGCGAACCAAGAAGATCGTCAAACGCTATCGTGACGATAGTCGTGGGCAGGGCGGCAACGAGGCTGCACGGTTCAACATCCTCTGGTCAAACGTCCAGACGCTGAAGCCTGCGGTTTACGCCAAGCTCCCGAAGGCCGACATATCGCGCCGCTTTGGCGATAACGACCCCGTAGGCCGTGTGGCAGGACAACTGCTAGAGCGGGCGATTGACTTTGAAATTGAGCATTACCCCGACTTCCGCTCAACGATGTCTTATGGCGTGGAAGATCGGTTCCTTGGTGGCCGTGGCACCGCATGGGTACGCTACGAGCCGCACGTTGCGCCGATTGGCATTGAGGACGATGGCGTATCCATCACCTCCAACATTGAGCAGGGTGAGGGTGCGCCGCCGAACCTAGAGCAGATTGAGTACGAGTGCGCCCCGGTGGATTACATCCATTGGCGTGATTTCGGCCACTCACAGGCTCGCACATGGGAAGAAGTCACCTGCGTATGGCGCTGGGTGTACATGAGCCGTGAGGCGCTAGCAGAGCGGTTTGGCGAGGAGATGGCTCGCAGGATACCGCTAGACCAAGGCCCAGAACCGCTCAACGCTTACAACGAAGCCAAGCGCACCTATAACCGCGCAAAGATTTGTGAACTGTGGGACAAGGAAACCGAAAAGGTGTACTGGTTCTGCAAGGGTATGCCGCAGATCATTGATGTGCGTGACGACCCGCTTGGCCTTGAGGGGTTCTTCCCCTGCCCGAAACCGCTGTACGCGACGACGACAAGCGACACGCTGGTGCCGGTGCCTGACTTCCTGCTGTACCAAGATCAGGCGATGGAGTTGGACATCCTGTCCGACCGCATTGATGGTTTGGTCAAGGCGCTGCGTGTACGCGGTGTGTACGACGCCAGCCAACCGGCGCTGCAACGCTTGATGACGGAGGGCGACAACAATGCGCTTATTCCAGTTGATAAATGGATGGCTTTTAGCGAGAAAGGCGGCCTTAAAGGCAGCATTGACCTTCTCCCGCTGGACACGCTCGCCAACGCCCTCCTCAACTGCTACCGAGCAAGAGAGGACATCAAGAGCCAAATTTACGAAATCACGGGCATCTCGGACATCATCCGAGGCACCTCGTTCGCGTCCGAAACGGCTACGGCCCAACAAATCAAAGGCCAGTACGCGGGATTAAGACTGCGCTCCATGCAGGAGGACGTTGCCCTCTTTGCATCGGAGTTGATCCGTTTGAAGGCGCAGGTGATGTGCAAGCACTACCAGCCCGAAACGATCCTTGCCTACGCCGCCGCAAGCCAGATGACGCCTGCCGACCAGCAACTGATCCCGCAGGCCATTGAATTGCTGCGCGACAAACCCCTGCGTAACTTCCGCGTAGACGTTGCCGCCGACAGCCTTGTGATGTTGGACGAGAACCAGATGAAGCAGGATCGTATGCAGTTCCTGCAAGCGTTTGGTGGCTTCCTCGCGCAAGCCCTGCCGGTTGGTCAGGCCAGCCCGCAGATGGTGCCGATGATGATGGAGTTGCTGCGCTTCGGTATGCAGGCGTTTAAGGCCGCACGACCGATTGAAGGGCAGATTGACGCCACGTTGCAGCAGTTGCAGCAGGCCGCGATGCAGCAAGGCCCAGACGGCGAGCAGCAAGGCAAGCAAGCCGAGTTGCAGCAGAAGGGGCAGATGGAGCAAAGCCGTATCCAAATGGAGGCCGCGCTACAACAGGCCAAACTGCAACAGCAGATGCAGATGGAGCAACTCAAGAACCAGACGAAACTAGCGATGGAACAGCAGAAGCAGCAGTTTGAGGCGCAGTTGGAGGCGATGAAGCTGCAAAGTCAGCAAGAAGCCGCCAAGTACAAGGCCGACATGGACGCCCAAACGCGCTTGATCATCGCGCAGATGAACAAAACGCTACCCCCAACTACGTTTAATCAATGAAACGCACTTACGTTTTCATAGACGGCGAGTTTGTAGAGCGTAAAAAGGACGCCAAAGGGCGTTATCACTACGTCGTGCCCGACATCGTGCCGTACAAAAGCATGATTGACGGCAAGATGGTCACCTCACGCTCGGAACACCGCCGCCACCTCAAGGCCAACAACTGCATTGAGGTCGGTAACGACGACCCGAGCAAGCACATCAGGCACGAAAAGTCGGTAGACACGCGGCTTGAACGCATCAAGCACATCGTCAACACCCGAATGACCAACGAGCAAGCAGATCGCATACTGCGCGACCTGCGCCAACACGCGAATTTCACCAATCCCCACAGGAGAGGCTAACGTGGACGAGCAAATGGAACGAGATGAAGCCCCACAGGCTGATGTAACTGACCGCCGAGCGATTCTTGAGCAGAGTTTAGAAGCGGCAGAGCGTGGCGAACCCATTGAACCCGTCTCACGCGACGGTAAGGGGCGTTTTGCTACGCCGAAAGCTGCGGAACCTGCTGACGAACCGCAGGTAGAGGAAGAACCGCCCGTCTGGAAACGTCCTCCGGCGTCGTGGAAAAAGGATTTCCACGAGGTTTGGCAGAAAGCCGACCCGAAGATGCAGGAATACGCATGGCAGCGCGAGGAGCAGATGCGAGCGGGCGTGGAACCGCTGCTCTCCAAGGCGCAGTTTGCCGATGCAATGCAGGAAGCCATCTCGCCCTATATGCAAACCATACAGGGGCTTGGTTTATCGCCTGATAAGGCCGTAGCCGCCCTGATGGATGCTGATCACAAGTTGCGTAACAGCGACCCGCAGACAAAGTTGCAGTATTTCCCGCAACTCGCGCAGTCGTATGGCATCAACTTGGGTGCGATGCAGGGCCAGCAAGGCCAGATGCCGCAGCAAACGGTTGACCCGACCGTGTATGCGCTGCAAAACGAACTGAACAAAGTCCGTGGCGAGGTCATGGGCTGGAAGCAACAGCAGGAGATGATGGAAAATCAGACCCTGCTAAACGAAATCAACCAATTTAGTTTGAAGGCCGATCATTTTGAGGATGTCCGACCGGCGATGATCCAACTCCTACAGAGCGGGATGGCGCAGACGTTGGACGAAGCCTATGAGAAGGCCATCAGGCTTGATCCTAACTTGTTTGATCAGGTGACCAAGGCCCAACAGGCCGAAGCCGCCGCAAAACAAGCGAAGGAACAAAACAGGGCAGCGAAAGCCGCCCGAGCAGCAGCGGTGAGTGTCAGAAGCGCCACACCCGGCGTTAACACGGCTCCAAAAGCGGCAAACCGTCGTGCGATTCTAGAGGAAGCATTTTCCGAAACAGAGTCGCGCTTATAACTAACTGATGAAGGAGTAATCAAATGGCATTTGCCAACTCAAGCATCAGCGACATCATTGCCACGACTATTCAGAGCCGTAGCGGTGAACTCGCTGACAACGTGACGAACAACAACGCGTTGCTTCGTCGCCTCAAGGAGCGCGGGAACGTCAAGACGTTCTCGGGCGGTAACGTGATTTTGCAAGAAATCATGTACAACGATCCGACCACCAACAACACGAATTCCTACTCGGGATACGAGGTGTTGAACGTCGGCCAGAACAGCCCGATTTCGTCGGCGCAGTTCAGCATCACGCAGTACGCTTCTGCCGTGACCATTTCGGGTCTGGAGATGATCCAGAACTCGGGCAAGGAGGCCATCATTGACCTTCTTGACGGTCGCATGGAAGTTGCGGAAGCCCA